AGTGGTGCGGTGGTCGGTGCTGCCTACAGCAAGAGCAAGGATGAGGAGCTTTTCCTCGACTGTATGCGAGACATGTTCAGAACCATACACCGCGAGGGGCTGTGTATGCCGCTGGAGGTGGAGGTAGAGAACCATCTGGTCAATAAATTCTTCGACGATCTGGCCCTGATGTTTCCGCATGTGAAAATATGCAACCCCGGCAACAGCCAGGAGAAACACGCCGAGCATTTCAACCGGGCCAAGAAGTATGAGGTGGAGAAGAAAAACCACAAGGGCATCGGTCGCTGGTGGGCACACGGCGAAGCCTACAGAGTTGATGTGATGAAGGCCGACGACGAGTACAAAGAGAAGAAATACGCATACGAAACGCTGGTGGCCGACGACAAGGCCGACATAGCCCAATACAACAACAACAAGCACCGCAACGAGAAACGCTACGGCGGCAAGAGCCGCTGGCAGGTGCTATTGGGCACCCAAAACCCAAAGGCCCCGACGGTGCCGATGGTGCAGGTGACCAAATCTATAGGCTACAAGGCCCGCACCAGCATACAACGCAACCAGTATGTGATGCTAAGGGGCGATAAATACGCCATACCTAATGTGTCTGTGATGGACAAACTGGCCACCAACGACTACGGGGTTGATGCCTACTATCTGCCCAACAGCATGGACATGGTAGAGGAGGTTTATCTGTTTCAAAACAACAAATACATCTGCCGCTGCACCCCTCTGGGGGCCTACAACACAGCGAAAGCCGAATGGACGGATGCGGATGCCGATAGCTATACCGAGCAGGCCAAGTTTGTGAGCGAGTTCGACGCCCGGAAGAAGCAGCAGGTGGGTGAACTGGCCAAAATAGGGATTATGAAAACCACCCCTGCCCCTCCTTGGGAAGGAGGGGAGCAAAATCTGGCGGACATCATTGTGCCGGGGGTGGAGGAGAGTGACGAGGAGGTATGGGTTGAGGCCCTGAAACAAGTTCAGGGTGACAATGCGGATATTAAACGGAGGGCATTAGAGAGTTTATGAGCCTGCATTTAAAAAATATGGACTGCATGGATTTGATGAAGGAATTTCCAGATCTGTATTTCGATTTGGCGATTGTGGATCCGCCGTATGGAATAAATGCACCTAACATGCAAATGGGTTCCAATCTCAACAGGAAGGGAAATGGTTATCCAGGAGAAAGTGTTGCAAGTAAACTTAAAAAGGGTAGGCTTAACCAAGGCAGTGGCAAGTTAAAAGACAGGTTGCTCAATACTGCGAAGATTGATTGGGATAACGAGAAGCCGTCGGGCGAGTATTTCGAGCAATTATTCAGGGTGTCAAAAAATCAAATTATATGGGGTGGTAATTATTTCCATTTACCCCCTACGAGAGGTATTGCGGTTTGGAACAAAGATCAACCCTGGGATAATTTCTCTCAATGTGAATTGGCCTGGACTTCATTTGATTATCCGGCCAAACTAATAAGCCTAAGCAATCGCGGAGGAGCTAATGTAGAAACAAAGATTCACCCCACACAAAAGCCTGTTGTACTTTATACCTGGCTGCTAAAGAATTACGCCAAGCCATTTGATAAGATCATTGACACTCATCTGGGTAGCGGTAGCATTGCCATAGCTGTGGAATATATGAATACACAGCACCACATGGGTCTCACGTTGACGGGTAGTGAGATTGATAAGAAATACTATGACGCAGCAATCACAAGGGTTGACACACTAACAAGACAAGGGATATTATTATGAGCCACGACAACGAAAAATACGACCCGAAGGAATGGGGGATTGAGGAGACAGGGAGCTATTGCAGGATAGTGCCCACCGATTTCAATCCGGGTACGCTTGTAGATGCTTCGTGCCTCAGCATGATAAAAGGAATGGTCATCGGTTTCTCGCAGGAGTTCTACGGGGCGATTGAGGTGGATGGAAGCGAGAAGGATATTGTGCAAATATGGATGCACGGAAATGGCGAATGCCAATTGGTGCAGATCGAGCGGGAGTTTTTACCAACACTAATCAAAATTCTAACATCACAACTATGATAACGGCAGAAGTAAAACTACAAATTACGGAGGGCCTGAAGGCCAGTCTGGGAAACTACAAGAGTGCGGCTAAGATGGCCACGGCTCTTGATATCAGCGGCAGCCAACTAAGCAGGGTGCTGGGCGGCGACACGGAGCAAGTGCTCAGTGACGCCAAATGGATCAGCATTGCCCGCAAGCTGGATATACACATTGGCAGCGGCGAGGCATGGAAAACAGCCAACACCGAGGTGTTTCAGTTTGTGAGCGGCCAGTTGGGCTCGTGCCAGGACTGGAGCCTGAGCGGTATGCTGTGCGATGCCGCCGACATAGGCAAGACCCATGCGGCCAAGGACTACGTGCTAAAGCACAAGAATGCGGTCTATATAGATTGCAGCCAGGTGAAGAGCCGCCAGAAGCTCATCCGCAAGATAGCCAAGGAATTCGGGGTGAACCACACCGGGCAGTACCGCGATGTATATGAAGACCTGGTTTACTATCTGCGGAGCATAGCCACACCGCTGGTGGTGCTTGACGAGGCTGGTGATCTGGACTATCCGGCATTCTTGGAGCTAAAAGCCCTGTGGAACGCCACAGAAAGGGCCTGCGGCTGGTTTATGATGGGGGCAGACGGGCTAAGGGTGAAGATAGAGCGAAACCGCGAACACAATAAAGTGGGATATGCCGAGCTATTCAGCCGGTTTGGTGGCCGCTACCAACGCATCAGCCCCGAAGGGCGTGAGGCACTGGAGGATTTCAAACGCAAGCAAGTGGCACTGATAGCCCTGGCCAATGGCAGCACGATGCCGGTGCAGGAGATATACCGCAAGACGGGGGGGAGCCTCAGAAGGATTTATATTGAGATAAAGAAAGCGGCGAGTTAGAGATGCTTCCCCTTCGACTCCGCTCAGGGAACACAGCATGACAAAAAGATGCAAAAAACGATGACTGCTAAACAGTTGATCCGGCAAAAGAAGAAGGTGTACGGCTTCGAGGGGCTTTGGGCAGAGGTGTTCGGACAGCCGGAGGTGGGCAAGCCCTGGATTGTGTATGGCGGCGTTGGGCAGGGCAAAACCACCTTCATGATGCAATTGGCTAAATACCTGTGCGGATTCGGCACCGTGCTCTACAACAGCATGGAAGAGGGCCACAGTGTCAGCATTCAAAAGGTGCTGGTGCAAGAGAGGATGGATTTGCTGGGCAGCAAAATGAGGGTGATGTGCGGCGACCTGAGCGATATGTTGATGGTGCTGGATGCCCAGCGAAGCCCGGCGTTTGTGATGGTAGATACCCTGCAATATGCCGACATGACATTTGCCGACTACAAGATGCTGAAAGCCCGCTACCCGGAGAAGACCTTCATCTACCTGAGCCACACCGATGGCCGGTTGCCCGATGGTAAAACCGCTGTGAAGATATGGCGTGACTGCCGCATAAAAGTGCGGATAGAGGGCTACAAGGCGTTTGTGAGCAGCAGCTACAGCAGGAATGACAACAGCGAGTATGTGATATGGGATGAGGGGGCTGGGAAGTATTATGGCACCACAACCACCCCTGCCCCTCCTTTGGAAGGAGGGGAGCAAATGGGCATGACAAAGGCCCTGAAACAAGTTCAGGGTGACAAAAAAGGAAAACAATGATTACACAACAAGACATTGAGAGGGCTAAGGCCCGGATGGAGCTTCTGACGGGATTTACGGCAGAGGAGCATCACAAGTTGATATACGAGACAGCCCTGGCATGGCTGCAATGGGCCTGCGGCAGTTTGCCCGGATGGGTGGCCCGGTTCGAGGGGAGCCCGGTTTTCTGGGCTTGGTGGCGGCAGCAGTGGAACCTGAGAAACTATGCTCTGTATGCCGAGCTTGGGCTGGATGATATAGACAGCTTCAACGCCAGGGAGCAGGCAGGGCTGCTGCAACTGTTCCAGGACAAACACCGGCTGTGCTACAGGGTGCGACCTGCGGCGGTGCTGGTAAGGAGTATATTGAATGAGACGCAGACTGAGGTTCTCGAAGTCAAGGGAGAAGATGCTTCCTTCGTCAGCATGACAAAAAAGGGTAATAGACCCCGAAACAAGTTCGGGGTGACAAACAAGGTATAAATGAATATAGTCATGACCAAAAACGAAAAGAAACTAAAAGCCATAGAGCAACACCTGAAAGAGTTTGGCGGTGTGATGCACGAAGACAAGCTGAAGGCTTTGCAGGCTACGGCCAAAGAACTGAAAGAAGCCGTGAGGGCCGATCAGGACAAAAGATTCATCAGAGCCCTGAACGAGGAACACGAATACCTGCCGAGCTACAGACAGCACGAGGCTCATCCACTTGCTAATATCAATGTGATATGAGGGTGGCCGACAAAGCATTTGTGAAAAGCCTGATGATGGACTGGCAGCAAACGGTGCGAGACATCACGGGCGAGGATGTGACACTGTTTATGATCACTCCGATGCAACCCGGAGAAGCGGTAGTGACCGAGCAGGGGATATTTGACGAGAAAGAGGTGTTCGACATTCTGTCAGCTATTGTGGAGCACGAGTTTGGGTTTGAACGCAGCACCATCAAAGGCAGTTGCCGCAAGCGGGAGTTTGTGGATGCCCGAAAAATGGTGACAGGGATAATGCTGCATCTGGTGCCAGCTATAAGCCTGGGCAACCTGGGCAAGATGATGGGCGGCAGAGATCACAGCACCATCATCCACCAAAGAGACCACAACTATTACATGCTGGCAAAGGATAAGAAATACGAGCGGCGGTTCGACACCATCATGCACCTGACAAAGATGGCCCTGCTGGCCAAAGAAGAGCAAAATAACTTAATAGAGATATGACAAGAACCAAGACAGGGGCAGTGTTGCCCCCACAAGACCTTCATGCGGTAGAGCCGATCATGGAGAAGTATGCACAGGACGATGCCAGGGTAAGGCAGATCAACGCCGAGATGGACAGCGAGTTTGCGGTGATCCGTGCCCGCCATGCGGCGGAGCTTCAGACCATCACTGAGCGAATGACCAAGAGCTTCAACCAGGTGCGGATGTATTTTGAAACGAACCGCGACGACTTTTTCGGCAAGAAAAAGAGCTTTGACACGGCACAGGGCACGGTAGGGTATCGCACAGGAACACCCAAGACAACGCCCCGCAAGGGCTTCACATGGGCCAGCATTCTGGAGATGTTCAGAATGAAGGCACCGGAGTATATAAAGATAAAAGAGGAGCCGAACAAAGAGATGATGCTGATGAACCGCGAGATTGATGAGCAAAAGCTGCTGATATACACCTGCGGGGTGGAGATCGTGCAGGATGAGACTTTCTTCATAGAGTTGAAGAAGGAAGGGGTTGATGCACAGTTGAATTAGTTGATGGGTTGAAAGGTTGATAAGTTAAAACCGAATTATGAAATATTTCACACACAGAAACAGGGACATGCAGTGCAAGAACAGGCTTCAGAAGGGAATCAGGGCTGAGGTGATTGCATGGGAAAATCTGATACTATACCACGAGAGTGAGATCAAGCAGGTGGTGAACCATTTTAAGGCTATTGTGCAAAGACTGAACGAGCAAAACATGACCTGCAAGCCGGAGGAAGTGCGACATTATGAGCCATACGGCGATCAGGACAATCAAAGCATCTGCGTTGGAGATTTTTATAGCCTCGTTATTTACAAGGTGAGAAACTGAAATATGCACAGTGTAACTAACCAGCAGATAAAGAGCATCCACATCAAGATGCCGAAGATGGTGCTGAACGATGCCAACCTGAAGGGAGATATGATTGAGTGCTACACGGGCGATCCGAAAAAACGCAGCACCAAGGATTTGACCTTTGACCAGGCGAATGAACTGATCGTAAGGCTGGGCGGGCAGCCCTGGGCTTTTGAGGCCGAGGTGGGCGACAGGAGCTATGCCACGTTTGACAATGGCAACAAGCAACACCGGTTGCTGTTGAGCTATTGCCATCAGCTTAATTGGGTTGTGACTTCGAGAACCTCAGTCAGCGGCCCCACAAAGATGTATGCCGATCTGGGCAGGCTGGGCAGTTGGCTGCGGAAATATGGCTACCTGAAGAAACCGCTGCACGAATACACGGCGGCGGAGCTTCCGGGGTTATGTACGCAGTTGGGGAAGGTTTTGAAGGGCACTTCGACAAGCTCAGTGAACAGGTGAAATAATTACGAATTAAAAATTACGAATGGCAGAGAATAGTAAAATAGAATGGACAGACCACACGGCTAATCTGTGGTGGGGATGCACGAAGGTGCATGAGGGTTGTGATCATTGCTACGCCGAAACGCTCTCGAAACGATGGGGTTTTGATGTTTGGGGCAATGATAAGCCACGGAGGATCATCAAGCGGACGTTTGCAGATTTGGACAGGTTCCAAAAGCAGGCCGAGCTTGAAGGTGTGACGAAAAGGGTTTTCGTGGGCTCGATGATGGATATATTTGAGAAGCCCATGTCATTAGTTGACAATGACGGGAATTACAGTTCATTGACAGACACAGACTCACTCCGATGGGATTTATTTCTATACATTGATAATGGGTTTTATCCAAACCTCGAATTTCAGCTTCTCACCAAAAGGCCCGGCAATATAAACAAGTACATACCACCACATTGGAAATCGGAACCGCCCCCCAATGTAATGTTTGGTTGCAGCGTGGTGAACCAGGCTACGGCTGACAAGCTGATCCCTCAACTATTAATGGTGGAGGGTAAGAGGTTTCTGAGTGTAGAACCCATGCTGGGGCCTGTGAATCTGCGGCCATTTTTTGATATGCCTTTTCCCAATTGCAGCATTGATTGGGTGATAGTTGGTGGGGAGAGCGGCCCCGGACGGCGACCCTTCGACCCTAATTGGGCCCGGCAGATTCGCGACGATTGTAAGGAATTCGGGGTGCCATTTTTTATGAAGCAATGGGATAAGGTGATAGCCATACCGGAGGATTTGATGATACGAGAGTTTGCAGATGCTTCGTGCCTCAGCATGACAAAAAAAAAAGTTAAAAATGACCGAAATAAAGATTGATGCGGCGACACTGCCAACTGAGGAGCGACAGGTAGATATACTGCTGAAGGATGCCGACGAATGGAAACGGGGTCTGTGGTATGTTGTGCAGGATCAGCTATTCTGGGCCAGCCCAAGTGAGTTTTACAGTGCATGGGATGTGCTTTATTGGATATACGAAGATGAGAACAAATAACTACATCATAGAATATACGTGCTGGGGGCATGACGGGGTGGTGCTTAGCACAGGCCTCATGCGGGTGAAGAACCGGATCAATACGATTGATGCCAGGGAGTACTTTGTCAAATATCTGGTGAAGCGGTATGGCAATTATGGCGAATTGCAGATAAAGGGTTGCTGGATGGAAGGCGGCCACCAGGAGCCGGAGCGGAAAGAGAAACCTGATCCTTTTGATTGGGATGATTTTGGGAAGATGTTTGGAGGTAAATGAGATGCTTCCTACGTCAGCATGACAAAAATAGAATTATGATACAAGAAAAAATAAAAGTTGACCTGAACTACAACGAGCTTGTATGGCTGAAGATGATGGTTGAGGAAACAGTGACCGACCCGGAGCGGCCCAAGTTTAAGGAGCAACTGCTGGCTATGCTGGTGCTGCGGGGGCTGGCTAAGCGGCTGCACGTGGCGTCGTATACGGATGTGGGCAAACGGAAGTTCAACTTCGAAGACACGGAGGCGGTGGCCCTGCTGCTGGCCTATACGAGGGGGTGGATAAAGACTGACTTGGGAGGGCCCGGTTTGATGATGATAAGGCTGACGGGGGTGCTGGATCAGAAGACGCAGTAACTAATGACGAATTACGATTGACGAATTACGATTTATGCAAACAACGAACAATTCTCGCCCAGACCAAGACCCAATGGTAATCGTTTACGCAGTGGCGGTAGGTATGGTTATTGGGGTGTTTTTTATGTTGGCTGGCATGTTATGGGGCAGGCTATGATTGAACGGAAATACATACTGATACCCAAGAGCCATGCGGCCATGACGATAGTGTTTACATTCGATTTAAACGGGCTTTTAAACTCGTTTAAACTGGATGGAAATTACACCGAGGAGCAGTGGCGATATGTGACGGGGCACATGCCGGTGCGGGAGGCGGATATTGAGAAGTACAGGAAGATTGACAAGTTTCTGATCAAAGAGGTGCCGACGGATTTGAGCTTTGTGGCCTTCTGGGATGCCTATGGATACAAGGTGGGCAAAAAGGGAGAGGCCGAGAACATTTGGCGGGGTCTGAAGGAGCCGGAGCGGGTGAAGGCCCTGGTGTATATTCGCAAATACGACGAGCACCTGCGAACCACCGGATCGGCCAAGGCGTATCCGACGAGTTATTTGAGGGGAAGGTATTTTGATAATTAGTTGATGGGTTGAGATGCTTCGTGCCTCAGCATGACAAAAAGGGTTGAAAGGTTTAAAAAAAAGACATTGATAAACAAACGAACGACTACTGACCGCAGGCACGAACTGGTGCGAAGCATCTTCCGGAAATACTACGACCAGGAAGAGCAGGGCCGCAAGCGGCACAGCTTCGACTACTGCGTGATGAAAACAGCCTCCGAAACCGGATATACAGAAGGATACCTGATGAAGATTTTGAAATAAATGATTTAATTTGCCCTTCGACACTTCGGCTACGCTCAGTGACCGCAGGGCCCCAAAGAAAAAAGATATGGGAATGC